GGTCACGGGCGCGGGCATCGAGATCATCGCCAAGATCGCCAAGGGCGTCACAGCCGAGATCGACCGCGCCTGGGCTCTGATCAAGGCCGGCCTGGTGCCCGGTCTTTCGATCGGGTTCAAAGCCATAGAGCATGAGTTCATCAAGGAAACGAAGGGAATCCGTTTCATCAAATGGGATTTTTTGGAGCTCTCGGCCGTGACCATTCCGGCCAATGCCGAATGCACCATCGCCACTGTGAAATCGATCGACACTGCGCAACGGGCCGCGTCCGGCCAAACAACGCCGCGTCGTGTTGTTCAATTAAACCCACCCGGCGCCTCGGGACATCCTCAACGGAAGTCCGCCCAGGAGGGCGATATGAAAACCATTGCTGAGCAGATCACGGCGCTTGAGAACAAGCGGGCCGCCAGCGCGACCGCCATGGAAGCGGTGATGCAGAAGAGCTTGGACGAGGATCGCACCTCGGACGCGGGCGAACAGGACGAGTTCGACAACCTGTCCGGCGAGGTCGAGGCGATCGACAAGGACTTGGTGCGGCTGCGCAAGATCGAGCAGGCCAAGGCGTTCGCGGCCAAAGCGATCACCAGGGTCGAGAAGGCCGACGACGGTGCCTCGGCGCGCGGCGGCTCGATCATCGTCAAGCCGCAGCCGCGGATGGAGCCCGGCCAACTGTTTGCCCAGAAGGTCAAGTGCCTGGCGCTGTCGCAGAAGGTATTTCGCCCCGCGTCCGATATCGCTGCGGAAATGTATGGCTCGGACAGCGCCGTCGTTGCCGAGTTCAAGGCCAACGTTCCGGCCGGCAGCACTATTAGCGGCAATTGGGCGGCGAATCTGTACGACACGAGCAGCGCCGCGGTTGCTGCCTTTCTCGAATACCTGCGGCCGATGACCATCCTCGGGCGCTTCGGCACTGACGGCATTCCGGCCCTGCGCTCGGTGATGTTCAACACGCCGATCGTCACGCAGACCGGTGGCGGTGCCGGCTACTGGGTCGGACAGGGCAAAGCCAAGCCGCTGACCTCGTTCAACTTCGCGCGCACGACACTTCCGCCAACGAAAGTGGCGAACATCTGCGTCCTCACCGACGAGTCGATCCGCTTCAGCAATCCAAAGTCGGACCTGATCGTTCGCGACAGTATAGCGGCGGCGTTGCGGGAACGGCTGGACATCGACTTCATCAGCCCGTCCAAGACCGCGGTGGCGGGCGTCTCGCCAGCCTCGATCACCAACGGGGCCGCGACGGTGGTGTCGTCCGGTGACGATGCCGATGCCATCCGCCTGGATATTCGCTCGCTCTACGCCAAGTTCGCGGCCGCCAATAATCCGGTTTCGAGCGGGGTGTGGATTATGTCCAGCAACAACGCGGTTGCGCTCGCGATGCTCACCAATCCACTCGGGCAGTCGGAATTCCCGAGCATGTCAATGCGTGGCGGCACGCTCAGCGGCATGCCGGTGATTGCAAGCGACTATGTTACCCAAGCGATGAACATTGTCGTCCTGGTCAATGCCTCGGATATCTTCGTGGCGGATGATGGTGACATCTCGATCGATGCCAGCCGCGAGGCCTCGCTCGAAATGTCGGATGCACCCGCGCATGATTCGATCACGCCGACCGGTTCGACATCGATGGTCTCAATGTACCAGACAAACTCAGTCGCGCTTAGAGCTGAGCGGATCATCAACTGGATGCGCGGCCGAACGCAGTCGGTTGCGTATCTGACCAGCGCCGATTGGGGCGGCCCGGTTCATACCGCTTAAGCACTCGCTGTCTGGGGACGGATGGGCCTCCTCTGTCCGTCCTCTTTTTTCGGAGACGACGCCGATGAAGATGCGCAAGTTGATGGCAACCAAGCCGCACAGGTACGGCACCAGGCACCTGACCGCCGGCGAGCAATACGAGGTGCCGCCCCGGCATGCGTTCGCGCTGGTCGCCGGCAAGAAGGCGCGGTTTGCCGACAAGCCGATACGCAATACACCCGTACAAGATTTCGTCGAATACATGCACCCGAAAACCATTGTCGGCCAGATCGGTGGCGACGAGGAAAGGCCTGACATCGACCGCCTGCGACTGGAAGCTACGCAGCTCGGCATCGATGTCGACGGGCGCTGGGGCGTGCCGCGGCTACAGCACGAGATCGCACAGGCCAAACGCTGATGCGGATTCTTGGCCTGCCAGTTCCGTTCACCGGCGAGCAGCAGCGCAAGGCGCTACACTCGGTAGCGGAAGGCCGTGGCGGCTGGGTTCCAATCATCCGCGAGCCTTTCACCGGCGCGTGGCAGCGCAATCTTGAGATCAATGTTGATACCGCGTCGAGTTTTCATGCCGACTTCGCCTGCAAGACGCTGATCGCGCGCGACATCGCCAAGCTGCGCGTCAAGCTGGTCGAGAAGGATAAGAATGACATCTGGTCGGAGACGACCAATCCGGCATTCAGCCCGGTGCTGCGGCGACCGAATGATTATCAGACCAGGAATCAATTCTGGGAATCATGGGTGCTTTCGAAACTGTCGCGCGGCAATACTTACGTTCTGAAAGTGCGCGACAACAGGCAAGTCGTGACCGCTCTCCACGTGCTCGATCCGACCCGCGTGCAGCCGCTGGTCGCGGACGATGGCAGCGTGTTCTATCGGCTCAACAGTGATGATCTTGCCGGGATCAATGACATCGTCGTGCCCGCGCGCGAGATCATTCATGACCGGATGAATTGCCTATTCCATCCGCTGGTCGGTACGCCGCCAGTGTTTGCCTCTGGGCTTGCATCGATGCTCGGATACAACGCGCAAAAAACATCCGCGCTGCTGTTCGAGAATGCGTCGGTGCCCGGTGGCTTGCTGACCGCGCCCGGCGAGATCAGCGAAATCGAGGAAAAGCGCATCAAGGAGGAATGGGAACTTCGCTTCTCGCGGGTCAACCTTGGTCGTGTCGCGGTGCTGTCGGGTGGAATGAAGTATGAGAAGATGGCTATGACCAACGTCGAAGGACAGATGATCGAGCAGCTGAAATGGTCGGCCGAGGTCGTCTGCAGCGTCTACCATGTGCCGCCGTACAAGGTCGGCGTCGGCGTGCTGCCAACATACAACAATGTGCAGGCGCTCAACGTCGAATATTATTCGCAGGCGCTGCAATCGCACATCGAGGAAATGGAAGAGTTGACCGACCAGGCGCTCGGCATCGGCTGGGGCGAAGGCATCGGTACCGAGTTCGACACCGACAACCTGCTGCGCATGGATAGTGTGACGCTGGTCACTGCCATTCGCGACGCGGTCGGCGCCGGAGTGATGTCGCCGAACGAAGGCCGCAGCAAGTTCGACTTGAAGCCGGTCACTGGCGGCGAGTCACCATATCTGCAGCAGCAGAACTACAGCTTGGAGGCGCTCGCCAAGCGCGATGCGCAGGCCGATCCATTCGCGCCGGCAAAGCCGCCAGCGCCACCGCCGATGTCGGCTGGACCGGCCGATCAGCCGCCGCCGCCAAAGGATCAAGCGCCGCCCGCTCCCGCCAAAGATATCGCGGCGCAATTCACTCGGGCATTGCAGGCCGTATATCGCGAGGCCGCATGATGGATGACAGCGACATTACCGAGCTGGCGAAGGGTATGGTGCCGTTCGTGCGCGACTGCGTGAGCGATGCCTTCACGCGGACCATGCTGCCGCCCGAGCTCGCCGGACAAGTCGCCATTGCCGTGCGGATGCTGCACGAGTCACCACCGATCGAGCAGCACACCGAGTCGCCGCGGTCGCCGCCTAAGGTGACGCGCATCGAGCGCGACGCGGACGGCAACTTCGTGCCGGTCTATGACGAGACGCAACCGTGATCCTTGAACTGTCCGAAGATGCCAGTAATGCCCTGCTCGACGTGCTCGGCGCCATGATGGATGGCGGCAGTATCGTTCTGCGCGCGGGCGACGGGCAAGCCTTGGCGGTACTCAATCTCTCCGATCCAGCGGCGCAAGATGCCATTGGTGGTCAATTGGAGTTCAACGAGATCGCCGAGGAGGACGCCGCGCGTGCGCAGGGCATCGTGGAGATAGCCCATATCCTCGCCGCAGATGGTAGCCGGATTTTTTCCTGCGATGTAGGTGACGAGGGCAGCGATGCGGTGATCAAACTCAACACCACCAAGATTTTCCGCGGCGGGCCGGTGCGGCTCAAGTCGTTTCGACTGGCGATGCCATGACACAGCAGGTCATCAATATCGGCAGCGCCCCGGACGATGGCACCGGCGATCCACTGCGGACTTCGTTCGACAAGACGAATGAAAATTTTACCGAGCTTTATATGAAGGGGGCCAACGAAGGCATCTGGAATTACAACCAGACCACCACTGACACCAGTACAAGCCCGGTGTCGGGCCGCTTCAGA